GAGGGCCTCTTTGTACTCAGAAGCTGGGCCAGCATAGATCTCACGAATCGAATAGGTGAGATCGGAGTCTCCGTGCACGACGTTGTATTTGGCATTCTTCAGCGATTCGTTGACGAAATCGGCCACCTCGGTATGGGAGTCAGTCGAAATGGCCTTGACCGTACCTTTCCAACCTTCCTGCATCCGACCATTGATTAATGACGACTGAATTCGGACTGGCCCATTATCGACGAGCACGGGCTTTTCGGCGCAGCCAACCAAAGTGGCGAAAATCATCGATACGGGAATGGTCGCCGAATGAATCTTGAGCATGTTTGAAGTCTCATGGATGACATGAAACCATGATACTGGCTTTCGAGCATTCAAGGAGTGGCATATTAGAATCATAAAGCCATCACCTATTGAGCTTGGCAGAAATCGGCCAAAAGTGGTCATCCGGCCGGATACCATCTAAAAGATCAGGGACGACTCAGAGTTCGATAGAATTACGCGACTAAAAATGGAGAGGTTAGGATGGATGCGAGCAATTTGATCGGGGTGGCCATAGGACTGGTCGTGGCTTTCTTTATCGTGCTGAAGCCAATGTTTTCCTATCTGTCTCGGCGGATACTGCTTGCCAAGGTGGCAGCTGAGCTGAAGGCTCAGAGCGGAGATCAGAAACTCGTCGAATCAGTGTGTTTTTCCCATGCTGGGGCTCACATAATTACCGAACTTGCGACTGCCCGATTTTGCAAGCCGAGCAATTTGCGCCACTTCCTGATCACTACGTTTCTACTAGCTGAGACAATGTGCATTCTCGGTGTCGGGGTCGGTGTTAAGGGTGTCTGCCTCGAAATGATTAACCAGCGTCGAGCTCGTATCCAAGCGCTGGTGAATTGCGGACAGGCGGAAGCCTTCATAAGCGAAGAAGACCTCAACGAATTGGACGAGAAGATCGAACTGGGGATGCAGCTATATCACACAGAACGTCGCGAGTTCTTACTCCAAAATGCTTTAAACAGATAGTCCCAATATGGCTTAAACCCCTAATTTTCAACGTGCAGCATGATCGCAGAATTAGGTACTCTCGTTAAAACGCTAGCCGAATCGCTGATAAGATTTACTAAAATGGCGGAGGGAGCAGAAAAGAAAACTAACAACCTTAGATTACTCAAAATCTAGTGAATCATTAGGTATGCGTTTGAAAATTCGGGACGCTGCTCTTAACGGACAAGAGAAAAGTCGAACTGCATCCGAAAATGAAGCGCCCGTCCAACCATTCAAAATGTGTTGGGCGGACGTATTCAAAGTCATGTCACGACTTGACTGCAATTACCCCTGCCGCGCTACTGGCTCCGCTTTAGAGAAAGCATCGAGAGCGTTCCGTGCTTTATAGAGGTCCTTTGTCAAGAGGTATGCCAACCCAGCAGATAAAGAGAACCAAAGCGCAATGACAGCTACTGGAGACATAATCGCAAATGCAAAAATCATGGGAATCAAAGCCAAGACGACCCAGCAACCGAACGCTATTACTGAGGTGGTAATAGGAACACTCAGTTCCATTTTCGTGATACGGCCATCTGGCTCACGGATGGCACATACACGATGAGGGCTACCTAATCCTTTCTCGGTGGAGATAGCAATGTTGTCCCCGACTTGGATGAAGGTATCTAGCAAATTGGAAGCCTGGACCTTCATTATTCGCTGACCACCAATCTCGATAAATTCGTAGGTAGTGACCGAGCCGTTGGTGACAGTCCCTTGGCTGGTTCGACCGACCACGCCTTCAAAAATTTTTACAGCCATAAATATCCTTCAACATCCGTGCTTATGCCAAAAATAGCTAACAGATTATCATGGCTTTTAGACATGACGGCAAGATGCCATCAAATAAAACTAACGCGACTTAGCACCAAAGGGTCTCCGCATTTGTCCGCGCGTCCCCGAATTCAGGTCCAAGAAAGGCATAGACCCTTCAGGGATTCTGCCACCCGATAACAACTCTCCGTCGCCTCACTCTCGCGGAAATGTTGCGCATCGATTACTGTACATCCAAACAGCATTCGTAAGGCATGACCATGGACCCCTACGACATCGAAGACACCAGCGATTGGCTCGGCAGTCCGACCAGGCTGGAAACCGTCAAGCATTACGCCCATATGCTCGAGGAGGATATCGAAGAGCTGAGGCGGCAACTGCATGTGGCAAAAGAAAACATTTCCACCCTTGTGGAAATGAACGACCAGCTGTCTGCCGAACTCCAAAAAAAGCGGGCATGGATGGCGAACCTGGAAGCGGAAACCACCGACCAGCTTTGCCAGATCCAAAGTCTGACGCTGATCCTGGATCAAAAAGAAAGGATCATTCGCGAGTTGCAAGCGGGCAATCAGAGGGGCTGAACATGTGTGGACGACTTTCCCAATACGATGGCATCCACGATTTCGTGGCAGCACTCAGCATGCCCAACCCTCTGGTTAACAGCACCGGTGACCGGCCTTTCGAGCGGTACAACGCCGCTCCGACAACACAGCTCGCAATTTTTCATCAGGAAGGTGAATACCTGCACGCCGACATGGTGCGCTGGGGATGGCGCCCGCATTGGGCCAAGGACCGCGCAGCACCGATCAATGCCAGGGTGGAGAAAGTCGCCCAAGGCCCTTTCTTCCGTGCCATCTGGCCGCACCGGGCCATCATCGCGATCAACAATTGGTTTGAATGGGTGGACGAAGGCCGTCCAAAAAAGCAGCCCTATCTGATTCGTCGCCGGGACCGGTCGCCAATCCTGTGCGCAGCGATCGGCCAGTATCCGAACGCCGAACATGCTCCGAGCGAACATGATGGCTTCGTCATCATCACCGCCGACAGCGCCGGCGGCATGGTGGACATCCACGACCGCCGACCAGTGACGCTATCGCCAGAACTGGCCCGGGAATGGCTCGACCCGGCCACGCCAAAGGAGCGTGCGGAACAAATGGTGATGCACCAGGGCGAGCCCACCGAGGCATTCGAGTGGTTCAAGGTGGACCGCGCGATTGGTAACGTGCGCAATCAGGGGCCCGATCTGATTAAGCCTGCCGAGGAAGACGGCTTGTTCTAAGTTGCAGCCAGCGATCTCAGCCGCTCTTCCGACGCGGTATCGAAGATGACATAGAGCTTGTCAATGGTCGCGTCACTCACCGCACGGGCCGATTCCAAGCCGAGAACAAAGCCCTCTGCGCGCGCGCCGGCTTTCGCCGCAATAATCATCGAATCCGCCTGGGCGATCTGCGCAAGAAGCTTGTCGGCTTCGCGCTCTATCTTTGGGGTTAGCTCTACACCTTCCATTTCAACACCTTCATTTTAACGATTGGCTACAGGATAGCGGCATGCGTCCCGGCCGACAGCACCTCCGCCGCTTTCGCCCACAACTTCAATCGCTCTGGCTGCCCATTAAGCCCGCCATTGATGCGTCGAGTGATCGCTTCGAACTGGCCTGTATCCGCCAATTCATTCAGGCCGTTGCTCGACCAAAACCAGGCGGCAGAGAGCGCAGCGTAAACCGGCTGCTCCAGCAGGTCTGGCCTGGTCAGCAGGTCCAGGTCCAGGGCCGAGCCGCATGCCTGATAGTTGACCCAGCCGGTGACTTGGATCAATCCCCTGCCCCGATACCGCCAACCATCGCCCGTTACGGCAGGCCCATTGCCGAGCCGAGAGGCGTAGACGATGTTCGCGATCTGCTCGGGCTTACGGGCGGCACTGGTTGCGGACACCAGATTGAATCGCTTCGGCCAAGTCCTGATCAAGCCCTCTGCACTGTAATTCAGGTTTTCGACCAGCGTGCGTAACTGACCTGACTCATGCCCGATCTGGGCGAGAAAGGCCGCCATACGCAGCCGGCCTTCGATCTTGAACCGTGCCATCGCATCGTTCAGCGCAGGCACAAAAACACCGGCAACTGGGCCAGCCTTCGGGAGGATCTGCAGCAGCTGCTGCTGGGTGAGAGGCATATTTTTCTCCAGGCGAAAAAAAGCCCGCGCTTGGCGGGCATAGGGAAGAGTGTGCAGTCAGCCGGCAGAATCGGTGACCACTTCCGGCACCGGCTCTGCCGTGATAATGATCTGGGCGCTGTAGGCATTGATCAGCTGCGCCGTGCGGACCAGGGCCTGCGGTTGTGCGGTGACAATGGCGCGCGCCTGGGCGTCCGCCTCTTCGGCCGTGGCGAAGACTTCGTGGTTGATCGGGTCGAAGTTGTTGCTGGTGTTGATGACGATAAAGGCCATGGTGAATCTCCGGTTTCAGAATTTGGGCAAAAATAAACCCGCTCAACGGCGGGTTGCTTGGGGGCTCGTCGGAATCAAACGGGCAAAATTGGCCAATCAATCGCGACAGGGAAGCCAGTTTGTGCGCTGACCCGGCCCAGCTCGATGCGGTATTTCTTCCAGGCCTTCAACAAAGCGATTTCGGCCGGGGTGGCCTCTT